CATCATCAATAATATACCGCACACTTTTATTGCCCCTTTTGTGGCGTGGTGATTGGCGGAGAGGGTTGGGGGCGGCGGGCGGTGATTGGTGGAGAGGGGTGTGACGTAGCGTGGGAACGTGACGTCGCGTGGGAAAATGACGTGGCGTGGGAACGGTCAAAGTCCGAGGGGCGGGGTCAAAGTCGCAGGTCGCGGCGGAGCCGGCTGGCGGGAATTCCCGGGACTTCTGGGCGGGTTAATCGTTAACGCGGAGGCGGGGGAATTCCGATCGGACGATGGGGTACTGATTAACCGACCGCAGGCGTGGCCACATCCGCTGTGGGTATATCACCGGCCCGCTCGCGGTGTTCGCTCACACTCGTCTCGGCGCTGACACAGAGAGAGACACTGAGAGCGAGACGAGGAGAAACCGAAAGCGGGGCGAGAGGAGTCACCGGCCATCTTCCCATCAGCCCCCTCTCATGGCCCACGACCGACTGCTGCTGGCCGCGGTGCTGACTGTTCTCGCCGTGCTCTATCTGTACTTCGCCTACCTCGCGTGGCAGGATCGGGACACTCTTCACACTCAGGAGGCCGCCTCTCCTCGCTTCTTCATCGGGTCCAACCACCAGCCCTGGTGCCCGGATTTTGATTGGCAGGAGCAGGACGAGCACACTCACTAGACGTTTAGAAAAAAGACACACATTGAACTCATATATGTCTGCGGGACCGCATCAGCAGCCCGGTCTGCTGTTGGCTGCGGGTGAGAGGCCTCCGGTAATTCATCAGAACCGCATTCATCTGCGCACGTCCCGACATCTGGTGCTGACGTCAGAACAGCCCAGCGTGATCCTTTTTAATGTGCTAGTCTACGTGCCCACTGGGTTTGCTGTGTTTGTCCGACTGAGCGAGATTTTTCAGAGGAGGGATCTGGTCTCTGTTTCCCAGTACCTGCTGCTTCCTGGCATCAATCCTCTGCCCCCCCATCCAGGTGTCCCTCACTGGGGACGTACCCCTGCTGCCTATTCCCGCCAACACAACCCTGGTCTGTGTGGAGCTGCTAACAAGTGAGTAAAAGAGGATATGCAGGCCACCCTGAAGTTCTTTCGGCTGAGCGAGAATGCTTCTGCTCCCACTCGGGAGGCGGGGTGTGTAGCTTACACGGTCTACGCCTCGGAGTGGGTGGAGATTCCTGCGGGAGCTTCGGTGCATGTGCCCACGGATCTCTTGCTGGCTTTTCCCACTGGTTGCTATGGGCGTGTCTGCGGTCTGAAGCACCTGACTTCTAACTGGGACCTTTGGACCTTTGGGGACGTGATTGATAACGCTACCGAGTCACCTCTGAGCATTCTCATTCGCAACAACGGACATCATCCTTACCTGGTGACCCGTGGTCAGGCGATTGGCCAGATAGTTTGTGAGGTGGCCAGGACCCCGGATGTAGAGGAAGTCCATGGCTGACCCGGCCGCCCTGTTCCAAGGGGGCGGGGAGTGCCTAGCCGCTCGCTGCTTCAAGCTCAAGATTCAGCCACCTCTCTATGAGAAGCTGGCTCAGGCTGGCATCTCTGTGAGGTGTCTGAGCGATCAGGTGCTGGAGTACATCCAGGCCCGGGTCCGGGTGTACTCCCAGCGACATGAGCGCGTGCAGCTGGCAGCGGTGAAGGTGCGGGAGGGCTATGTCTTTACCGTGGGCGGTCCTCGAACGGAAGAGTTTCTGCATGCCTGGTTTGCGGTGGATTTGGAGGAGCATCTCTATGAGTACCTGCTGGGGGAGTTGAGCGAGCGCACGGGCCGGGCACCTGGGCCCCTGCGCTCCATGTTCTCTCTGCGTGCGGTGGCCAATGAATTTTTTGACTCCTGATGACCGCAGACGAGCATGATGGAGCAGCGGCAGGAGGAGGAGGAGGCAGCACCTCAGCCGATGGAACAGGAGGAGGATGGAGGAGCCGATGGAGCTGGTGGCGCAGCGGCAGCAGTAGCAGTGGTGGCGAACCCCGTGCCACTTCCGGACTTGACTTGCTATGAGACGTGGGCCGCTGTCCCACCCGTATCTGCTCCGTGAGCACGTTGCATCCGGTGGGGGCCGTGCGCAACAGCCGGGCCGCGGTATGTTTTGTTCCCTGTTTGGAGATTGTGGTCCCCTGGCGCTACATCCTTTCCCATCAAGAATGGATTTTCCTGCAGTACAGCCTGTGTGGGGGGTTGGAGCTGGAGCAGATATGTTTCAGCCCGGAGACGCTGTGCGGGCGCGAGCTGTGGAACTTTCATTGCCACTGTCTGAAAAGGTCCAGTCTGGAGTGCCGCGCGGGGCAGGTGGTGATGCGCTCCCTGATGCGCGAGATCATCCGGGGCTGCGAGTACAATCGCATCTTCTGGTGGTTCAGGGAGGCGGTGAACCTGCCCAGCGTGAGTCGCGTGATGTACGTGGGCAGTGTGATGTTTCGAGGCGCCCACCTGATGTACATAAAGATCATGTATGACTGTGATCTGAAGCTGTTGCGCATGTTCCACTGGGGGGAGGTCATCTACTGTGACGGGGACTATGCCAATTACATAGTGCTGGTGTGCCGGCGCTGCCACGAGCTGAGCGAGCCGGTGGCTCGGCGCTGCGCCCAGCGCTTGCGGCACTGGCTGAAGCTGGCGGCGGAGGCCATCGGGGCGCAGCGGCGGGGGAGGAAGCAGCAGTTCACGGAGGGGGAGTGGTGGTCCCGGCAGAGGGACGCGGAGCGGGAGGAGGAGAGGCAGAGGGCCCTCCAGGAGTGTATGGTGTTGGGAAGGAGTGTTAGCTACCAGCAGATTAAATATTTCTGATGTCTGTTCCAGAAGCTGAGGCGCTGTCCTTACCCCTGTCTGATGTCTCAGGTGTGTACCTGCTGATGTGATTTTTGTGATTATGCACACCCCACCTGAATCAATTCCCCCAATCAATAAAAGAAAAATCATATGAACTTGGATTTTCTCTGAGTCTTTATTTTCCTTTACATAAACAGTTGTTGGACGCCCCCACGGAGCTGAGGATGTGTCTTCCTGGCTTTGTGTCCATCACGGATCCTCAGCTCGAGCAGCGGGAGGTGGTGCTGCACAAGCGGCGGGAGGAGAACACATACAGAAACATGGAGCGGGTGGTGTACCGGGTGGCCTGGGAAGGGGGAGGCCGGCTGACGGCCAGGGTTCTCTAGGCACTCTGGGGCACGTAGCAGAAGGTCCCGTAGGAGGTGGAGAAGGGGGCGGAGAAGCTCATGTTTTGAAAGTTAAATTCTAGGCTATATCCGTTTGTAGAGAGTGTGTTTACCTTGATGTCCACATGCACATATGTCTGATTAATGTATACAAATGATGTTAGGGAAGAACCGGAGGTGTTGCGTGGATAAATAAAGGTGCTTGGCATTAACCAGGCTGGACTGAGTCCTGCGGCTGTGGGTTCAATTACGCTGTCGTTGGATCTAAATCCAAATCTCCCTTTATAAGTGGAGTCTGACTGAAGCCGACCTGCCCCATCAAAAATAAAATTGACCTTTTTGGTCATACTAGTAAGGTCGATGGATGATTTCAGGGCAAAGGAACCCAAAACTAACCCACCCACACGTGTCAGGCATAGGAAAAAGGTGCCGTTGGGAGTGGTGGTGTTTGTTAGAATGACATTTGCTGTGGGTGAGGCGCCAGTCCACAGCGTGTAGGGTTTGAAAGTTGGAGCCAAGGTGAGGGCGCCATTGTCCACAGAAAAGTCGTTAGAATAATTCAGGGAGATTGTGTCCTCTGTGGACTGCAGCGGAGGGGTGACAGAGATGGCCTTTGGCCTCAAACTGAGACTGTCATTGTCTAAGACGAAGTCATTGCTGGAGTAGTTGAAAGAGATGCCTGCGCTCCCTGAGACTAAAGGGGCCGTGGCGGGGACGGTGAGTTGTCCTTCGGGGCACGTAGCAGAAGGTCCCGTAGGAGGTGGAGAAGGGGGCGGAGAAGCTCATGTTTTGAAAGTTAAATTCTAGGCTATATCCGTTTGTAGAGAGTGTGTTTACCTTGATGTCCACATGCACATATGTCTGATTAATGTATACAAATGATGTTAGGGAAGAACCGGAGGTGTTGCGTGGATAAATAAAGGTGCTTGGCATTAACCAGGCTGGACTGAGTCCTGCGGCTGTGGGTTCAATTACGCTGTCGTTGGATCTAAATCCAAATCTCCCTTTATAAGTGGAGTCTGACTGAAGCCGACCTGCCCCATCAAAAATAAAATTGACCTTTTTGGTCATACTAGTAAGGTCGATGGATGATTTCAGGGCAAAGGAACCCAAAACTAACCCACCCACACGTGTCAGGCATAGGAAAAAGGTGCCGTTGGGAGTGGTGGTGTTTGTTAGAATGACATTTGCTGTGGGTGAGGCGCCAGTCCACAGCGTGTAGGGTTTGAAAGTTGGAGCCAAGGTGAGGGCGCCATTGTCCACAGAAAAGTCGTTAGAATAATTCAGGGAGATTGTGTCCTCTGTGGACTGCAGCGGAGGGGTGACAGAGATGGCCTTTGGCCTCAAACTGAGACTGTCATTGTCTAAGACGAAGTCATTGCTGGAGTAGTTGAAAGAGATGCCTGCGCTCCCTGAGACTAAAGGGGCCGTGGCGGGGACGGTGAGTTGTCCTTCGCCGTTCAGCTGAAGTCCATTTCCCACCTGAACGGTCACCGCCTGACTGTTGTCCGTGGTGAGACCGCTCCCCAGTTTGACACCCATTCCACCATCGGTGTTTTGGAGACCGGCGGCGAGGGGAAGAGTGAGGGCGTTGCCCTGGAACTGCAGGGGAGCTGTGACTTGCAGACTGAGGCCGGTCTCTGAGTTAGAAAGACCGGGACCCAGGGACAGGGAGATGCCCTCGGCGGTCAGGGTGATGGGGGACTTGACTTTGAGAACCAGCTTGCCATCCGGGTTGGTGGTTAGCCCCGAGCCCTCGGTGGCAACGACGAGCTGCTTGCCCGAGAGCTGTAGACCTCCCCCGAAGGCCAGGGTGAGGGCCCTGGTGTTGTCAAAAACGAGGGGCGGTGCGATGTGCAGGGACAGCACCCCGTCCACGGATTGGTTGAATCCGTCCCCGCTGACGAAGGGTGGATTGATCTGCAGCTGCGGGACGTCATAGGGGTAGACTGGATCGAAGTCCTCGGGTAGCTCGCGCTTCTGCTTCTTCGGTCCCATGGTGGAACTGGTCTATAACGGGGTGCTGCTGACAGAAGCGCGAAATGTTACATTTCGACAGTTTCGTCACCTGGCGAGGCGTGCGCGGCTGCGCTATGTGAGTATGGAAAACGGCGCATGGATAGACTGCACTGGCAGACCGAGTGTGGATGAACTCAGGTAAGCAACTTTATTGAATAGAGAAAAATGGGGGAATGGGAAAGAGGGGGAGCTACTTCATCTGTACGTATTGCCCTACGGTTGGCTCATCGTAGATGTGGTCCTCGGCGCAGGGTCCCACATAGGTGAGGGGCGGTGGCAGCGGCGGGGCGCGGTTCCTGCTGGGCATCTGATCCACTATCCAGTTGGCCAGGCGGACCATGGCGGTGAGCAGGAGGATGAGGCCCACCAGGGCCATGAAGACGGAGGTGGTGTAGTAGAACACCATCTCCTCGAAGCGGCAGGAGCAGTTGCAGGGGGTGACTTGTTTTGGGGGAGTAACCACAACGGTGGCCGAGAAGGTTTTCCGCAGGACGGCCTCGGAGGACCACATCTGGCGCTGCACGATGAGGGCGGTGGCCAGCACGTAGCGGCGGTAGTAGAGGATGAGGACGATGATGATGATGGCAAAGAAGACAAACTGCATGGCGGCATAAAAGTATCCCAGGGCCAGGGTCTTGGGCCCGATCTGGTTGTTGATGACTATGCTGCCTAGAATGTCTTCGTTCGGTGTGTTGGTAGCCAGCTCATATTCATAATCTTCATCGTCCCCAGAGCCAGAGCCCGAGTAAGAGTCAGAGTCTGGTTCTATGTCGGACAGAAATTGGACGCGAGGGGAGGTGTAGGGGCTGACGCTACGAGCGGTTGTACAGCTCACACAGAAGGTCGAGAAGAAGAGGGTGAGGAGCAGGATGGCCGCAGAGACAGCGAACTTTGAAAGAAGCAGGGCCGCAGTAGTACGAAGTGAGGATGGTGCGGTCTCCATCGCGGTGGCGGCGGTCGCTGTAGCGCGTGGGGAGGCTGAAGCGCAGACCGTGGCCTTCTTGCAGAGAGTCGGGGATGCACTCGGCCTCAAAGTGCTCGCGGGTGATGCAAAAGTACTCCGGGTGAATCCCTTCCCTGGCGAAGCAGCAGCGGTTAGGGCACTGGCGGCGGTGCTGGTCGAGGAGCTCCCGCAGCCGCTGCTGACCCTGGGGACCGTCAGTCATAGCCTGCTACAGAGTCCGTTAGGATGTTGTAGTTGGCGATGAACTGGTCGGGGTAGGTCCCGGGCGGTCCGGAGAAGGGGTTGATGTAGACCGTGGGCACGAACTCGCGGACAAATTGCTCGCTGCCGATGCCGCCGCTGCGGGGAAGGGAGCTGGAGTTCTGCAGCGTCAGGTAGGCGTCGGTGGGGTTGAAGGAGGAGCGGCCTCCGCCTCCGAGCTGGAAGATGCCGTCCGGCCGGAGAGTGCTCGCCGAGAGGGGTAGGTCCTCGTTGAGCTGGATGCCTCTGCCGCGGAGGGTCAGGGCATATAAGTCTCTGGGTGCGAGGGCTCCGCCCCCGGCTAATTGCATGCCGGCGTCAGTCAGTCTGCCTTCCAAAATTTCGTTACGCGGCAGGTGCAGGTGGGTGGGCGGTTGCGTCATCTGAGGCAACAGGCTGGCGGGCCAGGACGGGGGATTTTGGACGGGGCGTGGCGTCTCGGTGATAAGGGCCTGGCGAATGAGAATCTGGTTCCTGGTGTGTCGGATGTCATTGACCTGGCCAATCATGGAAGGCCCGGCACTGAGCCAATTCATGCGGGTGGAGTAATCGACGGAGGCACCGGCGGCACGCCCAGATTGTGGCTGATAAGACCACATGTACGGGGTGGGGATTTGTTTGCTCATGGTGTGTCCGCACGCAGGGTCCGCTCCTTAAATACCGGCGGGTCTGCCGCTGCCGAGCGCAGTACTTCTCGAAGAGAGCTTCTGCGTCCGAGAGCGTGCGTTCCAGCTTGGCCTCCTCGCGGTGATACAGACAGCTCTTGGTGAGGGAGCGCAGGGTGCGGTTCCTGATTTTGAGGGCGTCCTGGCCGCCGCGGCTCTGCTGGAAGATGGCGTACAGCGTGGGGAAGATCTTAGCTCTCAGCTGGCTGACGTGGGCTGGTTCTGCTGCCGCCGCTGCTGCGGCCTTCCTGGAGATCGCTGGAACGGGAAGAGGATTTGTAGTAACGGATGATCTTGGAAGGGATGTTGATGTTGTGGTGGTAGAGTAGGTACCGGCGCACGCAGGCTCCGTCTCCGGCGCAGTACTCCAGGGCCGAGAGGATGTCGTGGCGGTAGCGGCGCCAGGAGCGTCGGCGGGCCGAGGGCGGAGGTGTCCTACCTGGCTGGCTACTCCGGTGGATGGATGTCTGATTCCATCTACGAGCCTCGCTGGGGACGACGGAGTTCCTGCGCTGGCTGATGCTCTTGCTGCTGCTGCTGTTGGTGTAGGAGGGCTTGGATGGCCTCGTCGGTGTGACCGGTTCCTCCTCCTCCTCCAGTTCCTCGAGGGTACTGAGCAAACTGCCTTCGGAGCTGCCGCTGGTCTCGCTGCTGAGAGCCTCTTCTTCGAGCAGCATCGCGGGAGTGGGTTCCTCTGGCAGAGCATCCGCCAGAGACAGGGTCGCGGGAGGAACCGGTCGCACCGCCGTAGGCGTGGAGCTCGCTTCGGACACGGTCTGCGTAGCTGGAGCGGTGGTGGCGGCGGCGGTGGCTCGGCTGCTGCTGGTGCTGGTGCTGCTGCGGATGGGCTTCCTCCGGAGGGGCGGCATGGTGGGCGGTGGACGGGGCGGCGGTGTTGAGCTCCTCTCCGGTGTGGGGGTCTAGGTAGACGCCGTGGCCTTTGGTCAGCAAAAACTCTTCCCTGGCCTTTTTGATGTCATGCAATTGCGCGAGAATGGCCGAGTGCGTGATGACGCAGGCGGAGGGCTCCACCCTGGGGGGGCGGGACACGTCCTCGTAGAAGAGGATGCGGTCCGAGTGGTAGTCCTCGGAGACAAAGTGGCGGAGGAAGGCGGAGGTCCAGAGACCGGGGGTCAGCTTGAAGGGCGGTGGCAGGGTGCCGTCGGGCTTGGGGGGCCGCTGGAGCTCAAAGGTGTTGATGGCTTGCACCTCGTTGAGGAGGGCGGTGTTGGTGGCGAGGCAGCGGTGCGGTGCGCAGAGGTTGCAGCGGCAGTAGCACTCAAAGAGGCCCTCGCCGGAGGTGTCCTCGGCGAGGTCGCAGTGGTACATGAGGAAGTTGGCGAGGCGCAGGAGGTAGCAGTGAGCCCAGAGGGGCGGCGGGCACTCGCGGTAGACGGTGGGCACAAAGTCAGAGGGGAGCGCGTTGCAGACGGCGGGCAGGATGCCGGAGCGCTCGAGGACGAAGGAGCGGAAGGCATGCATCATGCTCTGGCTGGCAAAGTCGGGGAGCGAGCGCTGCAGGGTCTCTACGAGCTTGGTGGGGAAAAGGAACGCGGCGAGGTCCTGCGCGATAGTGCGCTCATCAAAGCCCGTCCACAGGCTCTGGCGAGCGCGAGCCAGAGACGTTTCCAGGGCGCGCAGGTTTCGGTCCTCGAGGCACTGCTGCCAGACCCCCATGGCGGTCTGCCAGGTATAGACCAGGTATAGGTAAATGGTGTCCCGGACGTAGTCGCGTCTCGCCTCATGCTTGAGGGTGTGGTGGAGCACGTGCTGACCGAGCCTGTTTTCGTGCAGCATGCCCAAGTAGGAGACCAGGTTAGAGAGTTCCATATTGGCGATCTTGCTAGCTAGCTTGACGTAGCCCTGGCGGAACATGTAGTGGAGGCACTCTCCGAGGCGGCGCACCATCTCGCGGGAGGTGAGGAAGGTGTGCATGCAGTGGAGCTGCACCGTGACCATGCAGGCGGCGGTGACGGTCTTGCGCCGCTCCTCCAGGACCTTGGGGTCCGAGGTGTGCATCCAGCGGGCCAGCTGCTCGTCGCTGACCACCAGGAGGTCCTCGAGGGGCGTCTCGCCCTCGTCGGGGAGTGGGCTCGCGCGGCGCACCAGCAGGGTCTGCATGAGCGTGCTCATGACCTTGGGTGGCAGCGCCAGGGCCGGGTAGGCGAAGTGGGTGACGGCGATGCACTGCTTGACCACCGCCAGGCGGGGGTTGTCCAGCTTGAGCTCGACTAACACGCTGTCGCGCTCTTTCAGGTCCTGGTTGGCGCAGGCCGGCTCCTCGTCCCCCAGGCCCTCAAAGATCTTGTAAACCTCGTCGGTGGTTGGATAGTCAGGTAAGGGGGTCCCACTGGGCAGCCGCCAGTGCGCGTCGGCTCGTGGGCGGTTGGCGCGGCAGCTGACGGGGATCTTTTGGTTGTGGAAGAAGAGGAGGTAGGTGGCCAGGGCCTCGGGCAGCATGAAGACCGGGTAGAAGTTGAGGCGGGGGTCCGGGGCGCAGGTTCCGTTCTCCTGGCGCCGCGGCGGCGTGGCGGGGGAGAAGAGGGCCGCTTCCAGGCGGCGGCTGAGCTCCGCCACCGAGGGCGCCTCGGCGGCCTCCGCGGCTGCGCCGGGGGCGGCCTCCTGCAGGACCTGGCGCAGGATGGTACTCTGGCGCAGCAGGTGGCGCTGCAGCACGTCCGCGTCCATGTAGCGGTCGGGCGAGTCCTCCTCCTGCTCCTCCTCGTCCCGGCGGGGCTCGGAGGGGAGCACCGTGTCCGCCGAGTCCTCGGAGCTCGTGTCTTCCAGCGGCGAGACGAAGCACTCGCTGGAGGCGGAGGACGAGGAGGACGAGGAGCAGGTGTCCTCCGCGTCATCGGTTTCGGTGGGCTCCTGCTGCCGCTGCTGCAGTGAAGGTGGCGGTGACGTGGGCGGAGGTGGCGGCGGTGGTGGCGGCGGAAGGGTCGGGGCCGCGGAGGACCCCAGCTCACTGGCTGCGCTGTGCTGGTCTTCCATCTAGGGGAAGCAAAATGAGTCGCCGCTATTCGGACGTGTCTGACTATGACAGCGGGGAAGAGGGGGTGCTGATTGTGGACGACGCTCCTGTCGCGACCCCCAGCCGGCGCGGGGGAGGCCGCAAGCGCGCGGCCTCTCCGCCCGTGCAGGAGCGGCGGAAGCGCGCGCGTGCCAAGCCCCTGGTCAGCGAGGAGGAGGAGGACGAGGCTGAAGAGACGGCAGCGGCGACGGCGCGGCCCGCGAGGAGGAAGGGCGAAGATGGGGAGGAAGAGGAGGGGGCCCGCCCCCCGCGCCCGGTGACCCCGAGCCCGGCGGTGGCCCGGCCGCTGCTGCAGCTGGATGCTCAGGAGCAGAAGTGGCAGCGGGCCATGGATCTGGCTGTGCAGATGCTGGTCCCCCTGAAGGTGGATGTCAAGGGCCTGACGCTGCTGCCGGACGGCAGCACCCTGGAGTGCTTCCGGCGCGGGGCCCAAGCCTGGCTGAACGAGCGCAAGATCAGCTGCCAGCTGACCTTCAGCACGCAAAAGAGCCTGCTGACAGTGATGGCCCGCTTCCTGCTGGACTTTGTGGTGAAGGCGGCGGGTCTGAAGACGCCCGAGTGGAACCCCTGCGGGTGCGTGATCTGGCAGCACCGCAGCGGCTCGGAGGGGCTGCACTGCCTGCACGGGCTGCCCATGATCAACAAGGAGCAGCTGGTGGAGATGGATCTCAACAGCGAGAACGGGCAGCGCGCCCTGCGCGAGACCCCCGAGCGCGCCAAGATCACCACCAACCGCTGGGGCCGCAACGTGGTGCAGCTGCGCAACGACGGGGCCATGTGTTGCAGCCACGACGTGGGGTCGGCCCCCAACACCTTCTCGGCGCGGTCCTGCGGCCTCTTCTACTCGGAGGGCTCCAAGGCGCAGCAGGCCTTCGAGCAGCTCAAGGCTTTCCAGAAGGCCTGCTACCCCCGGATGGGCAACGCGGAGACGCACCTGCTGATGCCGCTGGTGTGCGACTGCGGCTGGGGCTGCCGCCAGGTGCCCCTGCTGGGCCGGCAGACCTGCAAGATCACCCCCTTCGCGCTGAGCGGGTCGGCGGCGCTGAACCCCCAGCTGGTGGAAGACCCCAAGATTCTGGCCAGCGTGACCCACCCCGCGGTGCTGGTGTTCCAGTGCTACAACCCGGTGTACCGCGGGTCGCGCGGCAACCCCCAGAAGAATTGTGATTTCAAGATCAGCGCCCCCGATGTGATGCTGGCCCTGCAGCTGACCAAACAGATGTGGGCCGCCCTGATGCAGACGCGGCCTCCACTGACGGTGCCCGAGTTCAAGTGGGGGCCCCAGTTCCAGGTGCAGAACACCATCTTCCCCGTGGGAACGGAGGACGACGATGAGAGCCTGTTTTGAGAGAAGAGGGGATGGAGGGGAGCCGACGGCGGGTCCGGGTTCACCTAGTCCCCCCATCTACATACACCCCCAGGCGACGGAGGATAAAAGAGGCCTTTTTGACTTACAATAAAAAGCCTTTATTGCATATCGAGCGCTTTGTGCAGGTGTGTCTGTTCCATGATGGCGTGGCGGTGGGCGCGGAAGTAGGCGGAGTGGCGAGCGAGGAACGCGTAGCAGGCCTCCTGGTTGGCGCGGAAGATGGGCTGGACGTCGGCGTCGAAGAGCCGCTCGTTGTCCACGCCCTCCACCAGGTCCATGACGGGATTGTAGGCCATGGGGCTGTCGGGGTAGCGGGCAAAGGCGGCGAGGAAGAGGAGGCAGAAGAGTCCGCAGGCGGCGCTGTGCGGTCCCTGCACGCTCTGGGTGCTCTTGACGAGCGTGAGGCAGCGGTCCGGGGTGCTCTGGATGGCGCTCTTGCGCAGCAGGCGCTGGTACTCAAAGTCATAGACCTGGGCGAGCTCCCGGTCGGAGAAGCCGAAGGGGTCAAAGAAGTAGAAGGTGCGCGAGGCGGGCTCCCAGGCGACGGCCAGCCAGTGGCGGCCTCCGGTGTGGCGGGCGGCCGTGTTGACGATGGCGCAGCAGCGCTGGGACTCTTGCAAGAAGCCCGGGAAGGACTTGTCAAAGGTGCCCAGGAAGCGGGGCAGCTGGAGGTCGCGCGCCATGGCTCGGAGCTCGTCCTCGGTGCTGCCCATGCCTGCGCGGCTCCGCCTTAGGTGGTGGCGTTCCCGGCGGAGAAGGGCGTGCGCAGGTAGACGGCCTCGATGACGCCTCGGTGCGGCTGGTGCACGCCGCAGACGTCAAAGACCTCGAACAGAACATACAAGAGGGTGGGTTCATCCATGGCGTCGACCTCGAAGGTCATGTCGAGGGCGTGGGCCGAGTTGGCGTAGAGGAGGTTCTGGCCCAGGTCGGTGAGGGTGCCCATGGACATGAAGTTGGAGGAGAAGGGGATGCGCCAGAGCGTGCGGTCGCAGAGGAACTTGCGCTGGGTCACGGTCTGCACGGCGTCTTCGCCGATGAGCGGGTAGGGCCAGTTGGCGGGGTATGGGTGCCCCTCGCGCATGCCGGCGGTGAAGGCCGCGGATACAAAGCCGCTGCTGTTGAACTGGTTGGTGGTGGGCACCTCCAGGTACTCATCTTTGTGGTTGGCGTAGTCGGGCACCTGGCGGCACATGGGCTCAAAGTTGCGCAGGAAGGAGTAGGTGCGGTCGCGGTAGCCCTCTGGCAGGTGGTATCCCTGGTAGCCGATGTTGTAGTGGGCGAGCATCTGCACCAGGAACCAGTCTTTGGTCATGTTGGTCTGGGCCACCGTGTAGCCCTCCCCGTCCACGGTGCGCTTGACCTCGAACTCGTTGGGAGTGAGCAGGCGGTCATTGCCCGGCCAGGCCACGGAGGAGTCGAACTGGATGCTGATGCGGCGGAAGGTGTGGCCCAGGTAGAAGGTCCCGTCCAGGTAGGGGATGGAGCCCGAGTAGGTAAAGTAGGGGTCGAAGGGCGAGCCCAGGGCGGGGGTCTCGTTGTGCTTCAGCCGCGTGAAGCTCCAGCCGCGGAAGGCGGCCCAGTTGCGGCTGGGAATGGAGATGGGCAGGTTGGTGACGTTGGCCGGGATGGGGTAGAGCATGTTGGCGGAGGAGAGGAAGTCAATAAAGGTTTGGTTGTTGGTGTCGTTGCGCAGCATGGCCTCCAGGGTGGAGGCGGTGTTGTGGGCCATGGGAAAGAAGCTGGCGTAGAGGTTGACGCTCTCGATGTTGATTTTGGCCCCGTCCGCGCGGAGGTCGTTGCCCAGCGTGGACTGGAGGATCATGTTGACGTCCTTGCGGAAGGACCACTCGTAGGTGTAGGTCGCCCCCGGCAGGAGCAGCAGGCTCTTGAGGGCAAAGAACTTTTGCGGCACCTGGATGTGGAACTTGCAGTAGCGGCCGTTGCCCAGGAGCTGGGAGCGGTAGCGCAGGCCGTAGTTGCGGTGGTGGTTGAAGGGGTTGACGTTGTCCATGACATCCGGGGACCAGCGCGCCCCGATGTTGACAAAGGTATCAATGAGGTTGTTGAGGGGCAGGCGCTTGTTGATGTAGTCATAGGAGTGCGTGTTGGGGTCGATGGGGACGTTGGGCGGGGAAAACTTGTACTTGTCAGGCAGGTACAGCGCCACGTTGCTGTAGAGGAAGCTGCGCCAGAGGTTGGCCGTGAGATTGATCTCCATGGCGTTGAGGTTGCCGATGCCCAGGTAGTGCTCCGCTCCGTTTCCGCCATCATCCCCATTCTCCTTTGTCCAGGTTGTGGCTCTTGAGCCACCATTCTCACTCTTTTTGAGCTGTGTAAATGTCATGTTGGTCTCGATGGCGCCGATGGGAAAGCAAAAGTTGGGCATCTCGTCCTCCACGCCATTGTTTTCCAGCACACGCACATCCTTGTCATAAGAATCGATGGCCTGGTTCCACAGGCTAAAGTACCTCGACCTGTCATAGAGGCTATCGAGGAAGAGCTGGTAGCTGAGTTCGGTATTCCTGTCCTGCAGGTCGACCACCGCGTTGAGCTGAGAGGCCTGACCGGCTAGCATGCCCTGGTTGCCATTGCTGTTGTAGTACAACAGCCCGATAAAGTTGTCCCTGAAGCCGATGTAATTGGCCCTGTTTGGAGCGGCCTGTTGTCCAAGTCCATATTGAGCGAATTCCTGGGTTTGATTCACAGCATAGACCAGATGAGTATCTGGTGCTTTTAGGTCAACATCCTCTGAGTATAGGGTGACATTTGGCTTTAATCCATTTTCTTCGAGTGCTTCGGCTTCGGTGGCGGGATTGTTTGTAAAGTACAATGGTGTAACCTTGTCATCCTTCGTTTGCCCACCGTGAATATTTGTCGGAGAGGCATAAGAACCGTAACAAGGTTGACGCGGTGTGGTCTGTTTGAGAACTCTTCCAGCTCCGCTAGTCGCAGAAGGTATATTGTCTGACCACGAGCTTGGACCAAGCTGGGGTTGGGGCTCATACAAAGGATCGATGGTGGTCTCTTCGTCTTCTTCTTCTGTAATTTTAATGTCTCCCGTGGTTTCATCAATAGGACCCACAAAACTTGCTTGAGCAATGGTATTAACTTTGCCAGCCTCAGTTTCACCTTTAGGGTCTAGATATTGACAGTTGTTGGGAGCGCTCTTGGGAGCCATGATGTTGTACGCGGTGCCCGAGTACGGTTTGAAGGAGGGTCCCCGGTCCAGCGTTCCCCGGATGTCAAAGAAGGTGCTCGCCATGTCCAACACGCGGTTGTCGCCCACCGCCAGCTGGAAGCGGGTCTTGTATGTGTACTGAGTGTCCTCCTTGTCCACGGGGACGAAGCGCAGCTGCAGCCGCTGCGAGCGCTCCGTCGTCACATCGTGGGTGGGCGCGACGGTGGGGTTCCTAAACTTGTTGTTCAGGTTAAAGTAGGTCTCCGTCGCCTGGGAGAACTGCACCAGCCCGGGAGACAGGTACTCGGACGCGTCCTGCCCGGAGATGTGCATATAGGACCACTGCGGCATCATCGACGGCGTCGCCATCCTGCGGAATTCCCCGTGGCGCGATGGCACAGAGATGCAAAAGGAAACAGCCCGTTGAAAATAACACAGCGCGGAGCACCGTGGAAGAATAGGCGTGTCTTTATTTGAATCCAGACATTGTTGTTTCTCCATGCTGTCTCTCTCAGTAACAACGACGGCGCTTGCATGTGCGGACACCCAGTCCCACAATGGTGTTGAGTTTGTTTTGCCACCCGCGCGCGCGGACCCCCACCTGGGGGGCCTTTGGAACTCGCCGGAGCCGCGGCCGGAGCCGCGGCCGGACGCCGACGCACAGGAGCCGCGGGGGCCGGGGCGGGGGCGGCGGCGGCAGCGGAGGAGGTGGTGGTGGTGAGCGGCGGCGGGGGGCGCATCTTATTGTGGGCCACGGCGGGCAGTTTGGTCTCGGGACGCAGCTCCAAGGTGGCGGGGATCCCGGCCTTGTCGGGATACAGCTCTTCATAGGGAGGGGGCTCGTCGGAGCGGATGATGATCTCCTGGGCGGCGGCGGGCGCTTGGCGGGACGTCCCGCGGGATTGGCGCGCGGGAGTGGCCGAGGCAGGCGGCGGAGGAGGAGGAGGAGGCAAGAGGTCCTCGGGGGGAGGAGGCAGCTCGTCTGTCTCCATCTCATAGGAGGGTTCCACGAGGCCCATCTGTTGCTGCTGCTGGCGGAGGAGCTGCTGCTGCCGCAGCTGCTGCTGTTGCACCGGCGGTCCACGGCGTGGGAGACGGCCTGGTTGGCCACGTCCAGGGCACCGTGGACCCCGGAGGCAATGACCTCACCTATCTTCCCCTGCACGTCGGCATCCTTCAACTTGTTGCGCACGCTCGTCACCGTCCCGCTGTTCCAGGCCTTGTTGGCCGTGGAGGCCAGAGAACTACCAAAGCTCTTCAGCCCGCTCCAGATATTGCTCCAGCTGAGCGCGCCGCCGTTCATCTGACTCGTGCCGATTTCGCTCCAAGTGCCCATGACCGGCCGCGTGCCAAAGCGTGGAGCCAACGCGGAAAAGCTTAGGTCCTCCATGGAGACGGTGCTGCTGTTCCGTTGGGAACGAAGGAAGGAAGGCACATGGAAGACACACATACACAGCAGCGCCGTTAATTGCGTTGTCTAGCACTCATCGCCACCGAGGCGATGCCGGGGATGGCCCAGATGGATGCCGCGATGATGGGCACCAGCGCCGGCAGGATGCCACCCCTCATCGGCCCCCGGCGGTACCGCCGCCTGCCGCCGCTGCGCCGAGGCGCCACGCGGAACCCACCGCGGAGTCTCGGTCTCCGCATCCGCACGGGCAGCCGCAACCGGTAGGTCAGCATCGTCTGGCTTCAGCAGAGGAGGAGGAGGATAAAAAATTTAAGGAACACAACACAGTCAGGTCTCCAAAAATAAATCAACGCCAGATGACGCGTTGGGCGGTGGGAGCCATGGCCTGACTGGGATGATAGCGCACCCCGGGCAGCACGATGGGCCGCCTCGGCAGCCGAGGGCGGGGGACCGCCGCTGCGGGCGGGCGGCGCTGCCACCGCCACCGGGGTACGGCGGCGACGCCGAGGCGCTCTGGGGGCGCGAGGCGCACGCGGCGCGCGCGGGGCTGGAGGGGCTGGGGGAGGCACCGGAACCGCCGCGGGCGCCGGGCCACCGGAACCACCGGGGCGCGCGGGGTGGGGGGCACCACCGCCGTCAGCCGCACCTGCCTGGGTGTGCGGTGGGCTAGCACGCTGGTTGGAAAGCCACCTGCACCCCCTGGGAGCGGGTCTCGGGAGCGGTCTGGACGCCCACCGAGGCGCTCCTCAGCCGGGGCGTGTTGGTGCCCACGCTGACAGTGCGGACGGTGGGCACGGTGACGTCGATGGTCTGCACCCCGATGGTGCTTGGTCAGGCGCTTTGACCGCTTGACCGTGATGGACTGCACCACCGGCTCGGTGCCCACCCCCACGGAGACGGTGGCCGGTCGGGCGGGGGGCGCCTGCAGGACTTGGGCTGCCGCGCGCACGGAGGCGACCGCGGTGGCCGGGCCGGGCTCCGTGAGCACGGGCAGGGATACCGTGCGGGGCTGCCTGGCCGGGATGTCCCGCACGGCCCTGCGGGGCACGCGGCGCGGGGGCTCGGCACGGGCGGTGGTGGCCCGGAGCACGGGCATGGCCACCAGGGGCGCCTCCAGGACTGGAACCGGCACCCGCTCGGTGCCCATCAGCGCGCGGAGGCCGGGGGTCAGGGAGCTCTTGGCCACCGCCACGGGCGGCAGTGGGGTCTGTACGGGCAGGGCCACCTCCGTGGCGGTGGGCGGCATGATGGAGACGGGGAGGCTGGGCAGCACCTCGGGCGCGGCGACAGCCTCTGCCATCTCCACCAGGTCGTCCTCCGTGTCCGGTGGCAGGGGCACGGCGGCCGCCGCCCGCTCCAGCGCCGCGGCCGCGCTGAGCTGCGGCGCCACGACGGCCTGGGGCCGGCCCGCCCGGCGCGGAGCCAGAATGATGCGCCGGCTGGACCGCCGCGGGGCTAGGGGCGGCGTGGGTGCTGGAGCGGGCGGCTCCACCACCACCTCCTGCAGACGACGCTTGGGGGCCAGGACCTGCACGGTGGGGACCAGTGAGGCGGTGGGCTCGTCGGCGGGCGCCCGGCGCTTGACGGCCGTGCGAGGGGACACCAGGGGCATGGGCTCGGTGAGCGGCTGCAGGCTGGGTGTGTGGTTCCTGCCTTCCTCCAGCGGGACGGCCACAGCCGGGACGGTGTCTCCTGACTCCCCCAGCAGCGACCGCTTGCCATAGGAGAACTCATTGGAGCGGTCCCCGGATCCAAGTTGCTGCAGGATGTCACTGTCTGCCACGACCTCGTCATAAGAGCGCTTGGTGGTCCGGCCGCGGGACGCGGGGGTCGGCGAGGGGCGGGCCCGCCGCTGCCGCCGGGCTCTCTTGCCATAAGCAAATTCGTTCAGGCGCTGGGACGCCTGCTGCAGGATGTCCGTGTCCGCATACAACTCGTCCGCAGAGCGCTTGGTGGCGCTCGACCTCCGAAGACCCGGGACGTAGGCGAGGCTGGCACCGGGCGGTAGGTGGGCGCGCACGCGCCGCCCCGTCCAGCGGCGCCTGGGGCGCGTGCCCAGCACCAGCACCTCGTCGCTGTCGCTCAACCCCCGCTTGGCCTTGCGCCGCTTCTTCAGCGGTTTAAGGTCAGCTTTGGACTCCTCTTTGACGTCCTTCTCCTCCTTCTTAGGCGCCCCGTACACCTCGGGCGCCAACGCCTGCAGCAGCTCCTTTTTCACGCGGCGCGAGATGGCCATGGCCGAGCGCGTCGGTGCCGGCTCAACTGGGGCGCAACGCAAAGAAAAGACAAAGACACAGCAGCCACGGATGTTGGATGGATGGATGGACTTGTTCACCCACGGGAGGCAGAAAAAACAAAACACAAAAATCTCAGGACGAGGTGCGTTTGCGGAGGCGGCGGCTGCGGCGCACCCCCAGGATGGCCGGCGCGGAGCGCCTGCGCCGCCGCCGGGTGCTCCGCCTCCGGCGCGCCACCGCTTCCACCGCCGCCACCACATCCGCCACGGGGTCCCCCGTGGTCTGCATGCGCGAAGAACGGCGCCGCGCGCGGCGGCGCCGGGCTACCGCCTCCACCGCGTTGACCACATCGGCCACCGGGTCCCCGGTGACGGCCACGGAGGAGACGCGCGCGGCCCTCCGACGTCGACGATGGCGGCGCCGGCGGCGGGTGGCGCCGGCGATCGCGTTGACCACGTCGGCCACAGGGTCATCCGTTGTCGCTATGGTGCTGGGGGCCACGCGTCCCTTCAGACTGGCCCAGTTGGCCCGGTAGTGGCGTCGGACGATCACGGGGTGATCCGGGGACAGGCGGCGGGCGCCCCCGTACATGGAGCGCAGGCCCAGTCCCCAGCCAAAGTTGTTGCTGGGCGAGACGAGGATGGCCATGGCGGGGCTGGCTGTCTTTTCTCTGTCTCCCCTGTGACGGGTAGGGCTGTCGGTTAGAAGGTTCGGCTGCTGAGCACCCTCGGGGTCACCACCCCGAGACTCTTGTACACATAGGGACACACGCGGCGCCGCGCGTCGGTGACGGTTACCCGCTGCACCCCGGGGATGCTGTTACGCAGCGGCAGCGTGCCGTGGTCCGTCAGCGAGGGCACGTTCTCGCTGATGGAGGTGATGGTGGACTCTGGCGGGCGCAGGAGGATCTGGTTCTCCGGGAAGCGGTTAAAGACCAGGGTGTTGTTGGTGGCCTGCTGCAGGAGCTGGGAGTACACGGCCTGGGTGTTGTAGAAGGCCCGGGAGCGCAGCGGCAGTAGCTCCGTGGCTACCACCGGGTAGTTGCTCGGCGTCTGGCTGGGCCGGAAGGTCACCGGGTCCTGCATCAGGTCCGGCAGGCTCCAGTAGACCTGCTCCACTCCGCAGGTTACGTCCGGGGAGACCAGCAGCGTCTGGGAGGCGGTGCCCGTGGCCGGGTCCCCGTAGTTGTAGGCCAGGTACCAGCTGCGGTAGTAGGTGAAGGTGTCCCCCGCCTCGGGGTCCTCGCCCACGTGGTAGCTGCGACCCTTGCTGTCCTGCTTCAGGGGCTTGATGGTGCTGGAGTTCTCCTGATCATAGGTGGTGAGGTCCAGCAGCGCGGGGATGTTGCCCCCCGCCAGGTCCTCGTAGGTCAGCATGAAGCCCTCCTGGTAGGGGTAGCGCTTGCGGATGCCCAGCAGGTTGTTTAGGCGGGAGAAGGTGAAGTCGATGGCGCAGCCCGGTGCCAGCACCACGTCGGGGTGAAAGGCCATGTTGGTGTAGCTGCCGGGCATGACCAGCTTGGTCTCCGGGTCATAGCCCAGGCGGAAGTTGCGCGTGTCGATCTTCACCCCGATGTCCTCCTCCTTGACCCCCTGCTGCCGCCCCACCGCCAGGTAGTTCTCCACGATCGCGTTGTTCATCAGGTCGATGACCGCGATGTCCGAGAAGTTGCCCTCGGGCAGGGTCAGGGTGAACCACTCGTAGGTGGGGGCATTTGTCTCTTTATCGCGCGCGCTCATCAGGCGCACCCGGAAGCTGTTGCTGAACATGTACTGGGTCACGTTGGGGATGTTGGTGGTCAGAATGCTCTTAAACTCCCCGCCCCAGCGCGAGCGCTCATCCAGGTTGATGGTCTGCGTGCTCGCCTCCATGGGCGTGAAGTCGCTGTTCTGCACCACGCTGGTGAGAAAGTCACTGTGGTTGTTTTGGTAGTTCAGACTGGCGATATCCGCCGACTTGTTATCGATCAGATAGATCTTTGTGGTATCGTAGAGCGGCGGGAGCTGTGAATAACGGATGCTGTTCCGCCCCTCGGTGGGGCCCAGGTACCGCGGCGGCACATAAAGAGGCTCCGTGAGCGAAGACCCCACCACACTCTCGTAGGACGGCGGAGGCGACGCTCCCTGCGGCGGCGCTGCTGGCATCATCCTCCTCATCTGACGGGCACACAAGGACAACCATGGCCGTGGTGAGTTGGACCGGGAGGGGTTTTTTATTTTGCTTTTTTGCATTACAGCCCCTTGGGGGCGATGTGGCGGAAGGGGTTTTCCTCGGGCGCTTCGAAGCGAAAGAACCGGTCCTGGCGCCAGTCTTCCTCCTCCTCGTCGTCTTCGAGGGCCCCGGGGCGCGGCTGGTGGCGGCGGGAGAAGCTGGCCACGGGCAGGCCCATCTCCTGGGCGCGCGTGCGCCAGGTGAACAGCCGGCTGCTGATGGCGTCGATGTCCTCCTCCAGGGAGGAGCGGGAGGCGCGGCGGCGGCGGCCGGCGGCGGCGCCTGGGTGCTCGTTCACATCCTTGGGAGGGGCCAGCAGCGCGTCCCACTCCAGGCTGTCGGCGCCGCTGGCCAGGCTGGAGCGGCGCGAGCCCCAGCGAGAGCCATAGGTGGGCGTGGCCGGCGAGTAGGCGAGCGAGTCCCCTCCCTCCCGCTTTCCCAGAGAGGCCAGAGAGAGCAGGGAGGATGCCCGGGACGGGACGCGCGAGAGGGCCGGGGTGGAGGGCCGCGAGGGCGGCTCCTCGGTCAGGGGCAGGGGGGTGAAGGAGGAGGAGGGCTCTGAGGAGGCTGCGGACCGCAGCATGAGGCGGCCCTCCTCGTCGCTGTCAAAGGCGTCCCAGGGCCGCTCCTCCCCCTCGTCCTGCTCCGGGAAGTCATACACGCCGGTGAAGAAGCCCTCCGAGGGCAGCCAGCGGGGGTTCAGGACGGCATTCATAAAGTAGTTGGGCGCCACCGCGGCCGCGCGATGGAAGTAGTCCATCAGGCGGTTGATGAAGTCCCGGTGCGCCGCGTAGAAGCTGGGCTCCAGGTTGCGGCTGGCCTCGTCCAGGGCGCCCGTGGCCGTCGCCCCGTCCTGCATCAGGTACAGGCTCACGGCCTGCTGCACGTAGCGCAGGATGCGCTCCTCCTCGGCGGTCAGGGCATACGCCGCCGGCAGCCGCCGCTGCCGGTTGGTCAGGAAGAAGTTGAGGGTGGCCTGCAGCCGCGCCGCGTCGTCCTCGTCGCCCAACGCCCGGCTGACGCTGGTGATCTCCTGGTACGTGCGCTCGTCCACATGCAAGTTGGCCAGCGTCTCGCGGTAGAGTGTCAGCAGGTGCCCAATGTAGGAGCTCCGGCTGACGTTCATCTCCTCCGCGAAGGGAGCCACCAGGAGCAGCAGCAGCCGGGTGTTGGGCGTCAGCAGGGAGGACACGTGCCCGCGCTCCCCAGCGGGGGCCTGCAGCCCCCACAGGGGCCGCAGGTTCTCCATGGCCTGGTTGAGGTTCACCGTCTTGGAACCGTTCCGCGCCGCCTGCAGGAAGGTGTGCGGCCCCGAGCGGAACACCTCCGTCTGCGGCACCTCGCTCACCAGCAGCCGCAGCGCGCTGAGGAACCCCAGGTAGCTCTCCTGGCCCCGCTCCACCGTTGCGGGCAGCGAGGCGATGAAGGCATTCAGCGCGGCCAGGCTGCCCAGGTTGTTGGCGCTCGAGCGCTCGCGCTGGGCGATCACCTGCCGCACGTCCTGGGACAGCCGGTCCAGGTTGGTCTGCACGTTGCCGCTGTTGTAGCGGGAGACCCGCTCCAGCAGCGCATCGTACACCATGCCGGCCTCGTCCGGGCGGATGGCCGAGGTCTCCAGCAGCGCGTTCACCACGGTCAGCACCTTCTCGTGCGTCGGGTTCGTGCGCGGAGGCACCACCGCCTCCAGGATGGCCCCGATGCGGTTGGCCAGGGGCTGGCTCGCGAAGCGCCGAGACCCGTCGGCCGTCAGCGCCATGATGCGCCGCAGAGCCTGCTCCCAAGGCTCGTCCAGGGAGGGCAGCGCCTGCATCCGCGTCGCCCGCTCGGGCGCCAGGGAGGCCGCGCTCACCCCCGCCGCCGCCGCCCCAGCTTCAGAGCTCGCCGCCATGCTGCTGTTGTTGTTAAAAAGGGGGATGGTTGCCATCAGTACACATCACCCTCATCGCTCGCAGTCAGCGGGGACTGCCACCTCACGCGCCGCGGTCCCCGGGGACCGAACTCCTCCTCTTTCCAGCTCCTCCTCCTCCGCCTCCTCCAGGTCCTCCTCCTCCTCCAGGTCCTCCTCGCCCTCCCCGGCCAGCGCCCGGCGGAGGCCAAACATGAGCTCCTTGTCATTGAGCTCGCGCCGCCGCGAGGTGCTGACCACGCGCTCCAGCCGCTTGTTGCGGTACATGCCCAGGTTGTCGGCCAGCACCAGCAGCTTCACCACCGCGCGCATGTAGAAGGTGGAGATCTTGCGCGCGTAGTGCTTGGCCAGGGTCGCCACCGAGTAGTTGATGGCCGCCACCTTCTCGCTCAGGCTCATGGACCGCTCCTGCACCACAATGGTCTGGAGCAGGTTCACCAGGTCCACCAGCCAGCGGCTCTCGGGCGCGCCCAGGCTCAGCAGCGCCTCCTTCACCATGCCCTCGTCCCGGCAGTGCTGCGCGATCAGCAGCAGCTGCGCGGTCAGCGCGCGGGACCGGGGGTGCTGCAGGAAGGCCTCCACAAAGTCCCACAGGTGCATCAGTCCCATGGTCACCTCGTCCCGGCTCACCAGGGTGCGCACGTTGTTGTTGAAGGTCTTTTGGAAGTTGACCTCCTCGCGTACCGTCTGCTCGTAGGCCTGGGCCAGGCTGGCCGCGCTCATGTGGGCCCGCGCCGCGCTCACTCCCCCCGCCTCCTCCACGCGCCCCTCAAAGTCCTCGGGCTGGAGCACTCGCTCCCGGTCCAGCTGCATCTCCCGCCCCGCGCGGAACCGCAGGTCCCTCATCTCCTCCCCCTCCTCCCCCGGTCGCTCGCGGAACGCATTCTGCCTCGGCACATAGGCCTCCATGGCCTCTCGCTTGAGCTGCACCCGTGGGTGCCGCTCGGGGGCCGCCGCGCCCGACAGCCGCGCCAGGCCCTCCCCCTCCTCGCGCGGCCGCGTCAGCGACGGCGAGGGCGACCGAGAGCGCGTCGCCCCCTCCGCGCCCAGGGCGCCGGCCGGCGGCTTCATCTGCCGCAGAACGGGATGCATGGCTACATGAAATAAAAAAGAGAACAGAGACACACCTCCAGATAGGGAAGGAAGGAAAGACGGCGGACGCCCCCTGCTGGAGCCTGGCAGGCTTCACTACCAAGATCACAAAGAAAGATAGATCGCTACCACACACCAACCAACCACACCCGGTTCTTTTTGACAGAGCGCCCTCGACTGCGCCCGCCTCACGGGGCAATCCATTTACACCGTGGAGCTCTTCCGCCCGGTGCGCAACATTTGGAACCGCGCCCACCAGTGGACCCGCGCCTCCGTCTCCGCCGTCGGCATCGCCTGGATGTCCCGCTTCATCTACCGCTACCACCGCCTCATGCTCATGAACCTCTCCCCCCGCCAACCGGCCACGGAACACTGGCCCCTCTACCTCTACCCTCCGCCCCACCTGCTCGTGGGCTACCAGCACCTGCTGCGCCTCTGCAACGATTACATCTTTGACACGCGCGCCTACAGTCGACTGCGCTACACCGAGGTCATCCAGCCCCACTACCAGGTGGTCAACTGGTCCGTGCTGGGCAACTGCTCCTACACCATCAACACGGGCGCCTACCACCGGTTCCTGGACCTGGATGACTTCTCAGACTCCCTGCAGCGCATGCAGCAGGCCATCCTGGCCGAGCGCGTGGTGGCCGACCTGGCGCTGCTGCGCCCCCTGCGGGGCTACGGTCGCACCCACCTGGACGCCGACCGGGACGTGCCCGTGGCACATCTGCTGCAGGAGCAGCTCAAGGACATCGGCCGCTGCCAGCAGGAGGCCTGGGGCATGGCCGACCGCATCCGCCTGCAGCGCGCCGGCCGCAAAGACCTCACCCTCCTGCGCGCCATCCGGCAGCTCAAGACGGCCTACTTTCACTTCCTCGTCAGCCGGCACCTCCGGCTCCCGACGCACACCGCGCTCAACTTACCTTGCGACTGTTGCTGGCTAGACGCCTTCGTCGAACGCTTCGCCGGGTCCGAAGAGCAGGTGCGCGAGTTTGCCGAAGCGCTGCAACAGCAGGAGGTACCTACGAGAGAGTTGACACGCTGCATCATCAGTGCGCTCAGCCTGCCCCTCTGCAGCGGCACCGCGCTGCGCGGGGGCGCCTTCGAGCTGCGGCCCCGGGAGGGCGGCCGCGCCGTCACCGAGACCATGCGCCGCATGCGGGGCGAGGTCATCGAGCGCTTCGTGGACCGGCTGCCCTTGCGCCGGCGCCGTCCCCGGCCTGCGCCCCCCGTCCCCGCGGAGGCAGCAGCAGCAGAAGAAGAAGACGAGGAGATGCCACCCCTGGAGGGAGAAGAGGAAGAAGAGGCGGCGGTGGCCGGACCCAGCACGCCCCCGCCCTCCTTAGAGGAGGAGGTGCGGCAGGCGGTGGCCGAGGCCATCGCCGCCCTGGAAGAGGAGCTCACGGTCTCGGCCCGCCAGCACGAGTTTTTTCGCTTCGCCCCCGAGTTCTACCGGGTCATGCAGCGCCTCGAGGACCTGGGCGACATCAACGAGCTGACCCTGCGCCGCTGGGTCATAAACTTCTTCCTCTGCGAGCACATCGCCACCACCCTCAACTACCTGCACCACGCCCTGCGCCTGCAGGCGCCCTTCAACCGCCTGGTGGCGCTCAACCTGGCCCAGGTAGTCATGCGCGCGCGGGACGCCGACGGCCAGCTGGTCTACAGTCGCGTGTGGAACGAGAACGGAGAGAACGCCCTGGTGGCCATCATGAACCGCATCACCGTCGACCTGGCCGCCACCGTGGAGCGCGCCGGCCACGGGGACCTGGACGAGGACGAGCTCGAGCAGTTCATGCAGGACATCGCCTACCGCGAAAACAGCGGGGACGTGTCCGAGATCCTGCGCCAGGTGGCCACCCACGATGCCGACATTGATTCCGTGGAACTCTCTTTCAGGTTCCGAGTCACCGGGCCCGTGGTCTTCTCCGGGAACCCGCAGATCCAGAACATCAACCGCCGCGTCATCGCCCACGCCTCGCGTCTGCGCCGCGACCACCTCCCGCTGCCCGAGCTCAACGCGCCCGTGCCCCTGGCCCAGCTGCCCGCCTGAGACCGGCCGCCGCCGCCGAGGCCGCGGAGGCCGGCACGCGGGGGCTCCTGCTCGAGCGCCGCGCCACCCTCCGCCTCCAGGGCACCACCCAGGACGGGGAGAGCTGGAGCATCACCTACCACCGCCACTGGGACAGCGCCCTGGCCAACCTCTTCCAGCTGCACCTCCTGCGCCCGCCCCCCGACCTCCTGCAGGCTACCCCCCAGACCGCGGTGGAGCTGGCCCGCGCCGCCGGGCCCACCTTCGTCCAGGTGGTCACCCGCCAGCAACACCACCTGCACCACGTGCGCTGGGACCCCCCGCCCGAGGGCCCGCCGCCCCGCCTCCCCTTCCCCCTCCGCCTGCTCTTCACCCAGGGCCGCTGCCACCTCATCAAGAGCATCCAGGAGGCCCAGAAGTGCGAGCACTGCGGCCGCATCTTCCAGACCGCCCACACCTGCTCCGTGCGCCGCCGGGACTTCTACTTCCACCACGTTCAGCGCCAGACGGCCGACTGGTGGCAGACCATCGCCTTCCGCCCCATCGGCTCCCCCGAGGGCACCCGCCGCCTCTTCCTCACCTATGACCTGGAGACCTACACCTGGCACGGCCGCTTCGGAAAGCAGCTCGTGCCCTTCCTGCTGGTCTTCCACCTCTCGGGGGACGAGGAGCTGCTGGACGCCGCGCTGCAGGTGGTGGCCGTCCAGAGCCCGCCTGCAGCGCTGGAGACCCGAGCCCACACCTTCTACATGCTCTGCCCGCAGAAGCGCGCCATCGGCCGCGCCTTCAAGGCCCTGCGGCACGCCCTGCAGGCCCGCCTCACCGACACCCTCTGGCAGCACCTGCTGGCCCACAACCCAGACCTCGCCGAGCTGGCGCAGGAGCGGGGCCCCGGCCTGCCGGACGACCCCGAGGACCCCCTGGCCTATGCCCAGCTGCGGCGCCGCCGCCTGCGCGGGCCGCCCCTCTTCCTGGAGGTCTACATCGTGGGCCACAACATCTCGGGCTTCGATGAGATCGTCCTGGCCGCGCAGGTGCTCGCCCACCGCCGCGAGGTGCCCCCCTCCTTCCTGGTCACCCGCACCTTCATGCCGCGCAACGGCCGCATCCTCTTCAATGACATCAGCTTCAACCTGCCCAACCCCGCCTTCCGCCCGCGCCGCGACTACGCGGACTGGGAGGAGGGCGTCATGGCCCCCGAGGACCCCCAGCACCAGTACGTCAAGTTCATGGTCCGGGACACCTTCGCCCTCACGCACACCAGCCTCCGCAAGGCCGCCGCGGCCTACGAGCTGGCCGTGGACAAGGGACACTGCCCCTACGATGCCGTGAACGAGTTCTACCGCACGGGGGACTACTTACGCGATCAGGACGGCTTCCCACACGCCAAGTACTGGGACAGCGATCAGGAGTACCTCCTCAACAAGGACCTGTGGAAGAAGGAGAGCCAGGGGGACGCTTACGACATCGTCCAGGCCACCCTGCGCTACTGCGCCCAGGACGTCGTCGTCACCGCCCGTCTGGTCCGCAAGCTGCAAGAGTCCTACCGCGCCTTCGTCCACACGCAGGCCGGCCTTCCCCACGCCGCCTTCAATGTCTTCCAGAGGCCCACCATCAGCTCCAACTCCCACGCCATCTTCAAGCAGCTCCTCTACCGCGCCAGCCGGCCCCAGGCGCCGCACCTCGGCCGAACCTCCTCGCGCCCTCCCACGAGCTGTATGACTACGTCCGCGAAGAGCCTGCGCGGCGGCCGCTGCTACCCCAACTTCATCGGCCTCCTGCGGGAGCCCCTCTACGTCTATGACATCTGCGGCATGTATGCCAGCGCCCTCACCCACCCCTTCCCCGCCGGCCAACCCCTCAACCCCTTCGACCGCGCCCTGGCCGCCCGCCGCTGGCAGGACCGCCTCGACGGCCCCGAGCCCCTCAGCTACTTCGACCCCGACCTCCTGCCCGCCCTCTTCACCATCGACGCCGACCCCCCCGACGAGGACCAGCTGGACGTCCTGCCCCCCTACTGCTCCCGCAAGGGCGGCCGCCTCTGCTGGACCAACGAGCCCCTCCGCGGCGAGGTAGCCACCTCCGTGGACGTGGTCACCCTCCACAACCGTGGCTGGGCCGTGCGCCTCCTGCCGGACGAGCGCAACAGCATCTTCCCCGAGTGGCGCTGCCTCGCCCGAGACTACGTGCAGCTCAACATCGCTGCCAAGGAAAAGGCCGACCGGGACAGAAACCAAACGCTCCGCAGCATCGCCAAGCTTCTCTCCAACGCCCTCTACGGCAGTTTCGCCACACGCCTCGACAATAAGAAGGTGGTCTTCGCCAGCCAGATGGACGCCCGCACCACCGAAGCCATCGCCCGCGGCGACCTCTCCGTCCGCTCCTCCGCCTTCATAGAAACAGACAACCTCAGCGCTGAGGTCACCCCGGACTTTGTCGTAGCGTACCCACCTGAAGACTCCGGGACCACAGATGCAGCCGCAGCGCGAGACGCCGGAGACGCGGACTCCGGTGACGAGGCCTGCGAAGCAACTGACGGCCACGCACCCCGGCCCGCGCCTTTTATACCCCCCGACCCGCAAGCCGGTCACGTGGACTACCACTGGCGACCAATCCACTTCCTGGACGCGGACGACGAGGACCTCTGTCTCCACACGCTCGAGCAGGCCTCGCCATTAGTGCCCAACGACCGCTACCCCTCGCAGGTCGCCAGCTTCGTCCTCGCCTGGGCGCGTGCCTTCATCTCCGAGTGGGCCCTCATCCTCTACGCCGACGACCGCGGCACCCCCATCGCCGACCGGCCCCTGCGCTCCGTCTACGGGGACACCGACAGCCTCTTCCTCACCCGCGCCGGACGCGAGCTCATGGAGACCAAAGGTAAACACCGCCTCAAGCGGAACGGGGGCCCCCTCGTCTTCGATCCCCAGAACCCCCAGCTCACCTGGCTGGTCGAGTGCGAGACCCAGTGCGAGCGCTGCCGCAGCGACGCCCACAGCTCCGAGACGGTCCTGCTCGCCCCCAAGCTCTACGCCCTGCGCGACACCGTTTGCGATGCTTGCGGGCACCGCGGCCCCGGCAAGCTCCGCGCCAAGGGCCATGCCACCCAACACCTCTCCTATGACCTCCTCCGCCAGTGCTACCTGAACGACGCGCAGCTCGGAAGCGCCACCTTCAGCACCAGCCGCCTCAGCCTCAAGAGGACCCTGGCCACCGAGCAGCCCCAGACCGCCCCCTTCACCGTCACCGAGACCACCCTCACGCGGGCCCTCCGGCCCTGGAAGGACCGGACCCTCCACCCGCTCGACGCCCACCGCCTCGTTCCGTACTCACGCAGCAACCCCAACCCGAGAAACAACCAGACCTGCTGGAGGACGATACCGTGGGACATGTAACCGAGCTCTGGGAGCGCATGCGCGTGCTCCACCAGGCCCTGCAGGACATGCCCTACGCCGAGGGCCTCAAGCCCCTCAAGGCCTTCGCCTCCCTCTCCCACCTCCTCTCCCTGGGAGGCCGACACCTCCTGCAGGACCTCGTCCAAGAGAACCGCAACCTGCGCGACACCCTCAACGCCTGCATGCCCTTCCTCACCCCGGCTGGCACCTGCCGCTCCCTCAACTACCAGGTCCAGCCAGTCATCGCTGTCATCTACGGTCCCACCGGCTCCGGCAAGTCCCAGCTGCTCCGCAACCTCATCTCCTCCCAACTCCTCTCCCCCCCGCCGGAGACTGTTTTCTTCATCACCCCGCAGGTGGACATGATCCCCCCGCAGGAGGTAGTCGCCTGGGAGACCCAGATCTGCGAGGGCAACTACCGCAGCGGTCCGGACCACACCCTAATCCCCCAGACCGCCACCCTCATGCCAGACTTTGTCCGCATGAGCTACCAGGACCTCATGCAGGAGCACAACTATGATGTCACTGACTCACGCAACGTCTTCGCCCGCGCCGCCGCCCGCGGACCCATCGCCATCGTCCTCGACGAGTGCATGGAGGACCTCGGCGGACACAAGGGGGTCGCCAAGTTCTTCCACGCCTTCCCCTCCAAGCTGCACGCCCGCTTCCCCCGCTGCACCGGCTACGCCGTCCTCGTCGTCCTCCACAACATGAACCCCCGCCGCGACCAGAGCGGCAACATCTCCAACCTCAAGATCCAGGCCAAGTACCACATCATGTCCCCCCTCATGCAGCCCGCCCAGGTCAACCGGTTCATCAATGCCTACACCAAGGGTCTGCCCACCGCCATCAGCCTGCTCCTCAAGGACATTTTCAACCACCACCGCAACCAGAACGCCTATGACTGGATCATCTACTGCACCTGCCCCCCGCACCCAGCCCTCCAGTGGCTTTACCTGCACCCCGCCGAGGGAGTCATGCCCATGTATTTCAACGTCCAACACCAGGTCTACCGGTGCCTCGAGAAGATACACAAGACCCTGCAAGACAGAGAACGCTGGACACGCTATTATCGTTCCAAACATCCATAAGCTTTATTATTATTCTCAATAAAGTTGGGCTGGAAAAAGACAAACACCCGTCTCCATGGTCTTCTTTCCTCCTCCCCCTTCTTCCCCCCACAGTCCGCGTCAGTTGTCCTCCGCGCATGGACCGCTCCTCTTGCTCGCGCCGTAGCTGAGCCGCTTCGGGGTAGTGGTAGTAGCAGGCACCGCAGGGTCGCTCTCCGGGGTGGGTGGTGGTGGCGGCTGGGCTTCCACTCCAGCAGGCTCAGGGTCCCCCACCACAGTCATCGTCAGGACCATCTCATCCTCCTCCTCTTCCATGGTGTTCGCTCCAGCGCCGGGCGCCACCTCCTCGTCCACCACAATCTCCTCCTCCTCTTCCTCCTCGGCCGCCTCCGAGGCCGTGGCCCGCAGCTGTATCTCCACCACCTCCCGCAGCTCCTGCAGCTGCTGCCGCAGCTCCGCCAGCGCCTGCCGCATCATGCCCACCTCCGCGCTCAGATCCACCGATGGAAACACCGCCCGGAACACAGACCCCGTCGCCGCCGTCCCCGGCTGCTGCTGTTGCTGCTGAACGAAGCGGGAGTAGGCCAGCACCCCGCTCTGGGCAGGGGCGCCCACCACTCCGCCGTTCACATTCGTCCCGGCCACTCCCTGACGCACGCCGGCCCAGCTGGGAAGACGAGCTGAAATGAAGCAGGTCCGGATCTCACCCTCGGAAGACATCCTCCACACAAGCTTCCCCGTGGGGCTGCATGCCTCCACCCCCATCCCCCTTTTATAGGGAACACCCCTCCCCCATCCAAAGCCCATCCCACTGGGCGGGGCCACGTACCTGCAAGAGGAGGGGAGGGGGTGACTCATCCTCAGTCATCGTCATCGCTGAACTCCCCCCAGTTGCAGCTCACCAGGGACCGGGGGGCCCGCAGCGCGTCTGTCACTTTCATCTGCCGCACCTGCGGCCAGGGGTGATTGTCCCCGCACAGGCAGGCGTACTGCTGAGAGGTATCCGTCTCCATCTCGTCCGCCTCCGTACACTGCAGCAGCTTGTACATCTCACAGGTCTGATCGAAGCAGCAGGTCACACTCAGACCCCGGTAGGACTGCTCGTCCACCACCAGGGAGCTGTAGCTGTAGGAGCAGCGGCTGGGGCTGAAGCTGCCCAGGCGGCCGCCCACAAACATGGTGCTGCGGAGGAGCACATTCTTGCGGAACTCAGGGTAGGGCAGGCGAGACGAGGGAGCGATGTGCACCGTGCTCAGGGGCATCACCATCCCGCTCTGGCAGCACACCAGGTCCACGTAGGGGTCGTCGCTGAACGTGTAAGGGCTCATGATGCTGTTCCCCACTATCTTGCCCGTATAGCTCATGTGCAAGAAGCAGAAGGTGGACAGGGAGGAGTTGTACTTGATCCTGCAACGCCCCGCAGAGACCACCGCGTACACACACTTTTCAAACGTGTTCTCGTTCACCGTCAGCCACAGCCGCCCCCGGTGGTCCAGCGCCTTGTAGCAGGCGAAAAAGTAGCATCCCCGCACCACCCCCCCGGCGTTCGCCGTTATTACCGAGCCCAGAAAGCCCAGGAAGTTGCAGCCGTGCAGGATGAAGTGCGTGTTGGCTAAAATCAGACCACCCCGGGCCGGTAGCTCCCGATCAAAAACCACATCCGTGATAGTCACCGACCACATGCCCGCAATGGAACACATGTGGTTACGCGGCTCTATGTTGATGTACTCCGTGTAATTCCCCCGAATCTTGATCTTGGCCCCGTTCCCGATGATGTAACACATGCTGCGGATGGTGATCGGGCGCCTCAGCTCGTACACCGTGCCCGGCTGCAACTCCACCTTGGCGTGCTGGGCTATCATCTCCCCCAGATCATCCCCCGGCTGAAGCATATAGGGCCTAATCTGCTCAAAGCTGTAGCGCTCATGCATCTCCAGAGGACTCTCCAGATACTCAGAAAGCACCTGCTGATAGCTAACCATGGAAGACCCCCCCGCCTCCTCCCCGCTCCCCTCTCCACCCGCTCCCCCGGGCCGGCGGCGATCTAAACCAGATCCGGCCCTTCGAGCCTGCGCCCGCTCGCTTCCATCCCATCCTCGTCCTCCTCCTCCTCTTCCTGCTCCCGCGGGCGCTTGGGCACCACCTGGTCCCGCATCCCGGCCCCGCTGCCACTGCCGGATGACCCACTGGGCAACAGCATCTCCCGCTCCGCGCTCGGCATCCTGATGATGCACAGCCCCTGCCGCACCTGCTCCGCCATCATTCGCGCCTCCAGCAGGGAACATAGTGGCGGCACCAGAAGACTTAAAATACCCTCGTCAGTCCACCCGCTGTGCTTCTGAAGCTTCTCAAAAATGAAGCAGACCAGAGCCACACTAGCTACGGTGCGTCCCAAGGTGCTGAAATCCAACTCTTTCAGAACGGCCTCTTCGTACAGTCCCCCTTCCCGCAGGAACTCAGGACCAAAGCCCCTCTCACCCTCCACAAAAATCTCAATCAACTCTTGCCCGTACTGCCTCCTGGCCTCTGCTACTACCTTGATAAACCTGTCCGAAAAAATCTTTTTCCACCAAGGGCAGTTCTGAGACCCCTGTACTATCACCTTCCTAAGGTAGTTCACGTTAGTAAGCTTGGCCAGAAGTTGATAGTCCATGCCCACAGAAAAAGAAAAGGGACAGCGAGCTAGCAAGAAATAGCCTGCAGTAGAAAAAAGCAGAGCGATGATGATGCTGAGGAATAGCTCAGTCACCACATCCCTTCCCTGCAAACCACAAGGGTATATATAGGCAGAGACACAGACAATCAGTCATCATCACATGCTGTTTATTGAGGTTAATGATTAATCGCGGGGGCGCTTCATAGACAGGTCCAAAGGTTGTTCGCTGCATGAGTCATAGCAGTACTTCCTCTTGCGTCCTGGCAGGTCTCCAAGTCCCGGGGAACCCGACCTGTGAGGTGCTGGAGAAACAGCTTCTAAAAAGACAAAAAATGGGAAATAGCACATGAGATTTCTTACAAGCACTTTTTCCTTTTTTTCCACATAATCCCACAAATGTCCAAAAACACTCACCATAGACAGCAAAGGCATGCATCCTCATGTAGCACAGACTGCACTTCAGATTGGGGTCCTTGGAGTGAAAGCGATGGTAATCACAAGAGCGGCAGTTCACACCAGGTACCTCGGGGCAGTCCAACACAAACGGAGAGGGTGGCGCAAGTGGGTCCTCAAACACCACATCAGCCAGTTCAGACAGCACCTCCGCAGCCACCGCGCTGATATCCTCCTCATTACTGTCCCCCTCTTCTGGGGGGTCCATCTCAAAGACCCCCTGAGAGCCACCTGAGTCACCAGCGGCACTCCCACCACTGTCCTCTGACTCACCCCCCTCAGTCACAATCACCTCCACCTCGTCCACACTGTCCAGCCACTCGTCCGGCAGTCCATCGACCAGACTCTCCCAGCACGGCTCACAGAAGCCCTCATCCCCCGGAGAGGGGTCGCGCAGATCCACCGGGTCCCATTCCAGCACCGGCACCACCTCGGGGTTTCCGTCCCAGTCCAGGTGAAGTCTGTTCGCCATGTCGAGGGTCTGTTCCGCTGAGAGAAAACTCTACTCCCTTCGGACTCAAGAGTAGTGACTCTCGGGCGCTGCGCGGACTATATACACTGAGGGGAAAAAATACACCCACACACGTCATCTCGGGCGGCCGCCGCGGACCTCTCAGCGCGAAGGACACCCCGCTCAGGTGAGTGGTGTCACCGTCGTCAGGTGGGGAATACCGGGCCGCGGACGTGTGGTGCGGAAGTGCCACACCGGAGGGCGAAGGTCCGGTCCAGAGGGCACAAAATCCCGCGGTACTCTCCACCTGTGCGGGAATTTCCGCCGCTCGGCCCCGCCCCGCGGAGGACCGCCCCAGGGCTCCACCCCTTCCCCTTGGACTTTGACCCGTTCCCACGGGACGTCATCACACGTCATTTTCCCACGCGACGTCACGTTCCCACGCTACGTCACACCCCTCTCCACCAATCACCGCCCGCCGCCCCCAACCCTCTCCGCCAATCACCACGCCACAAAAGGGGCAATAAAAGTGTGCGGTATATTATTGATGATG